AGGCATTAAGCCCTCGACCTTTGCGTGTCGGCGCAAGTTGTAAGAAGAATTGAGACGCTACTTACAAGGGTCGGGGGCTTTCCATTGCCCCCTCCCCGAAGATGTTACTTGTAGTTAAACTGACTCTTACCAAAGAGTCGAACGGCCTTATAGTAGGCATAGGCGAGGATGATGAACCACGTTTGTGATCCTGCCTTGCGCCCCTTGAAGTAGTCACACGACCGCTGTACCATGTCCCAATAGAGGCTGTAGTCGGCCTTGCGGCGATCTGCCTCCGTTCCGCCCATATTGTAAAGCTCGTCATGAAGCAGGCACTCCTGCTGGAAGAACTCGTGGTGTGGTGGGCGCAACCACCTCAGGAAGCCCGAGCAAGCGCCACATCCGTTGATCTTGTTATCTGTCATAGTGTTGGTGATTATTACGAGAACACCTCGCTAAATGGAGGGGTGAATATCCGATTGGTTGACGTGGATGGCTCACCAGCTGTAGCTGGCTCGAGATTATGAGTATGAGCGTAGCGCTCCATAGCCCTATCGTAAGTTCGGGAGGGGATGGTGAACGAAGTCCCCGACTTGGGGATGTCGCTCATCGACACCCCCGAAGACAGAGCCATGTCGATCCCCGCCTCCCAAGACCCCTTACTTGCAATAGCGACATCCCAAAGGGTCTGCCCTGGCTTTACCGTCACCTCCATCGCCTTAGTATCTTGAGGATGAAGATGATTACAGCAAGGATGACCGCTGTACACCCGAGCACACGCAGTGTCGAATTGATGTCGGCAATTGCGCTACTCTTTTTGACTTGAGTCTCCACATAGACACTGTCTGTCTTATGTAAATAGAGGGTGTCACGGAGGGTGCGATCCCGAATACGGGTGTGCCACCGCTCAAGATAGACAGTATCGCCCTTAGAGTGAATGTAGACACTATCGTGCAGGTAGACACTATCTCGGCGCTCAGTGTAGCGATCCCTCCACTCTGTACGCACCTCTCCCTCCTTGACGATCGTCTTCGTCGCCCCACAGGAGGCGAGAGAGAAGACGAGGATGCAGAAGGCAGCAAAGGCAAGCACCGCAAGCACCCGATAGATGGTTATTGGTCTCATCGCTCTCATAGGTCTGCGTACTCAGGAATAGCGTCAAAGCAGGGACATTCCTTGATCCGCTCCCAGGGATCGACGATGCCGTTGCCGTTGGCGTCGGGAGAGAAGTCCCGATGCCCCTGGATCTTTGCCTTGGGGTAGCGAACACGTAGCTCGGAGAGGAGCTTGCGGAGAGAGGCACGCTGAGCCTCGGTGCGATTATCGATGCCCTTACCCGCTTTGTCAATGCCCCCCACATAGGCGACATTGATGGTTTGCTGGTTGTAGCCCTTGACCCCGTTACTGATGAGTTCCTCGGGCTGCAGGCGGTGCACAACACCGTCAGCGGTGATCACATAGTGATACCCAGGGCGGGTGAAGCCCCTCTGCTTAAAGACTTGCTGAAGCTCCTTAATGCCCCACCCTTGGGGCGAAGCCGTGCAGTGCACAGCGATGTAGTTAATTGTCCTCATTGTTATCGTCTTGGTCTTGCTTTTTGGACTGCTTGGACTCGTGAATATATTTGTCGAGGCGGTGCTTGTAGTCTATACCGAAGAGTGCACCAGCGAAGGTGCTCATCTCTCCGAAGGCTAACAGTACCGACTGGTGGATCTCCCCTTGGGGGACGATAAGGAAGGCCGTCCAGATGAGGACGATGCCTGCTATCGTCAGAATAGATGCCATCCATAGCTGAAGGGTAATACGCTTACGCATAGTTGTAGTTTTGGTTAATAGTGGGCGTCGATGTGTATGCCCGTGGTTGTTATCTTGACGGAGGTGACGGTCTGGCCGTCCATCTCCAGCTGCTCTCTAATGCGAGCTCTCCAATAGAGGGGTTTGTGGTCGAGGGTAATATCGGAGATGCCACACCCGACGGCTGGAGCCTCTTTGAGCTCTCCTTGGTGGAGGGTGAGTATGAGCGCTTGGTTCTGGGGGAGTGTCTCCCCAAGGGCAAGCCCCTCGAGGATACGCCCCTCCTCGTCACGCACAATGCGTACACGGGGCTCATAGAGAGAGGTGAGTTGTATACCTATCATATCAGTGCTTGACCTTGGTGTCCTCATAATCGGCACGCCGAGTTAGGGAGAGCTGCTTGGCCGACCAAGATGAGATAGCGAGCTTAAGAGCCGCTCCTCCGTCGCTCTTGACGGGTGTCCATCGCCCGAGCGCGCCCTTGAGGTCATTGAGCTCTCTCTCCAGGAGGTTGATCTTATCGGTCAGCTCGGCGATCTTGACGAGCCCCCCGAGCTTGCCTCCATTGATAATCACCTCATCAGCTCTATCCATTGAGAGGAGCACGAGCTGGTCAAGGTCACCTGTGAGAGATCCCACGATGACGGCTGAGCCAACGGCGGGGCGCAATAGTAGTTGCGCTCCATCCACCTCGGTGGATGCCCGTAGGCGCACGTCTGGCACGCTCAGTCCGTCGATCTCCACCTCGCAGGCGAGGTCAGAGACCTGCGTGACGATGCCCTGATATAAGAGCGGGGCGACCCCTACTTTTGCTCGGGAAATATTCTCGAGGAGCTCTCGATAAGGATCCATATACACTAACTAAGTCTAAAGCCAAGTTCTATCTTACGTTTACCTCCTGAGGAGCTAAACTCCGTCGTGACTGACCGAACGAAATACACACCCTCCTTGTGAGGGTAATCGGCATCATGGAGCTCCACGGTGTCGCCTGCCACACACTCGGGCACAAGCCACCCCTCGATACTTCCATCATAGCCGTCAAAGGTGCGACGGCGAAGCTCTGCCTCCGCCCGCAATCGCATACTCACCTCATCTGATGTGGGGCACTTCACCGTTATCTTATTTCCCCCAGGAGTACCCACCTCAAACTCCCGAACCTTTCCGTTTGGCAGTAGTGCCTTGACGGTGATGAGGTACTTTTTGTCCTCCGCTCTCCGATAGGTGAGGTTTGCCTCCTCGATGTTGTAGGCAAAGTCATAGATGCGCTCTGTACCGATGACCTCCCCAGGAGGATGGAGGTGGAGTACCCCCTCCCTCAGGTAGATGTCCGCACCGCACTCCTCCTGTACCTTTTTCAGCACGTCATAGCCAGTCGCTGCCTTGATGACGAACTTGTCGTACACCCAAGAGTAGGAGCAATCAACTTTAATGGACACCCCCATCTCCTGAATGATCCGAGTGAGTAGGGAGGAGAGGCTAATCTTGGTGAGTACGGCATCCTTAAGAGGCTTTCGGAAAAGGAACAAGTCGTCTTCGCAGGTGAGGGTGAGGTCACCATTGTCGGTAGCTATACGCTGTAGATAGCCGACGAACTCCGTCACGATCCCCGTCTCTGCATAGCCGAGCCTGATGGTAACAGCATCGCCTCGGTGAAGCTCTTGCTCCACATCCAGCGCCTTGTTGTACTCGGCGGCGGGAAGCGTGATCTTAGCCGTATCCGCCAAGAGCTCTACAGAGGAGTGGATCTCCACCTTATCCAGCATAGCAAGCTGGTAGCTCCCCACCTGAATGTCGTACACCATTGTATACATAGCTCGCTACTTCGTTAGATCTCGTCGGGTGAGCAACAACTTATAGGTGTCGTCGCTTAACGCTTGAATGCTGTAGTTTTGGTTAGCCTCACCACTGGTGTGGGGGAACTCCCAGCTCTCGAAGACTATACGGGTGATGCCGAAGAGCTCGAAGATGGGGCAATAGGCCGACACCTTAGCAGCCTCAAGGTACTCCTTAAGCCTCTGAACCTCCGCCTTGGGGTAGCGTCCATCTACCCCTATGATCACCCCCTCTATACGGATGCTGTAGTCATCGAGCGTCCAGCGCTCCTTAATCGATCCCCTAATCTTGCCCTTAGCGACTTGCCGCTTGGCGAGTATATGTTGCCCCGTGATGGTGATCATTGGCTCCTGGGGGAGGAGCCAAGGCTCTGCCCCCTCGAGGGCGAAGGATAGGGGGAACTGCATCGGAAGGCCGAGGGCGTTCGTCTGAACCTCCTCGAGCTCCTCCTCAGAGAGGGGGCGCTCCACGTCGGGATACTCCCCCTCAGGAAGGGAGACATGAGGGTGGTTAAAGAGGAAGGGGGGAGGCACGGGGAGACGGTGAAGGATAGTCTCTAGCTCAAAAGTTGTCATCGGTCTGTACTTATTGCTATGGCGAGCGAACGGTTGAGCACCGAGACGACATTGCGCTCGAGCTCAGCTGTATCCGTCTTGTCCATCATCGACACCTGGATGCGCTCGACGAGCTTGCCGATGTGCACCGTAATTTGGGTGTTGCGTGTACCGCCCGTGGCGATCGCCTCCCCTGTCTTGCCTCGGCCGCCCTTACCCCCCTTGCCCTCCTTGGGCGAACCAAAGATGACACTATCACCACTCCCGCTACCGAGGAGCCCTGGGACTGAAATACCCTGGGGCTTAGCCCCCTCCTTTGAGGAGTCCTTTTTTGCGGCATCCTTAGCTCGCTCGGTAGCTAGATGCTGGTCGAACGCTGTACCGACACCACCGATGAGCTCCTTGCTCGACTGATAAGCCTGAGTAGCGCTATTGACGCCGACGAAGCCCTTAGCTGCCTCCCCCACTGCATCGGCCGCCCCCGAGAAATCACCCGAGAATAGGAGTTTGATCGCCTTCCCCACATTTCCGATCGCCCCGAGGAGCTCGTTAATACGGTTGACGACATAGTCCTTGATGATCCCTCCAAAGCCCTTGAGGGTGTCCCACATCGTAAGGAGGAAGGCTCGGAAGCCTGCGAACTTAGTCCAGCAATAGGTTACCACACCTATAAGGATCACGATCGCCGTGATGACGAGGCCGATGGGATTAGCTGCCATCACTGCATTCAGGAGCGCCTGCACGGCGGCAAAGCCCGCTGTAGCTACCTTTGCCACCACTGCCACCGCAGCGAGAGCACTATGAGCAATGGCTTGAGCATTGAGCGCTATGGTGACTACTCCGACGATCCAAGCTGCAAGGAGAAGCTCCTTTCGCCACCGCTTGATAAAAGAGGCTGTACCTACAATCAAGTCGATGACACCACCCACTACAGCGAAGACCTTGGGCACGTACCTCCCGATCGCCTCAAAGAGGTCGAGGAGGTAAGGCTTGACTTGCTCGTAGATTTTCACCGCCCCGCTCTGAATAGAGCCCATGAGCGTATTCCACGCACCCGCCCCCGACTCTCCCAGGGCGTCCATCATGCCGTAAAACTGACCGCCCTCGCCCGTGGCGTGTGCAATCGCTTGCGCCACATTCTCCGCCGTAATCTGCCCCTTGCTCATCTTGTCCTGGAGGCTCTCGTAGCTCTCTCCTGTCATCTTAGCCAGCTCCTTGAGGGGATTGAAGCCCGCCCCAACGAACTGCATGAGGTCTTGACCCATGAGCTTCCCCGCTGCATTAACCTGACCGAAGACGAGCGAGAGCGAGGCGAATTTTTGGGCATCGCCCCCCGAGACATCTGCCAGCTGACGCATATACCCAGTGACCTTATCTGCCTCGATGCCGAAGGAGAGCATCTGACGAGCTCCCTCGGTGAGCTGCATACGGTCGAAGGGGGTGCGATCGGCAAACTCAGCTATCTCCCCGAGCATCTGACTTGCACGCTCTCCGTTGCCGACAAGCGTCTTAAATGCGATGCTCGTTTGCTCTGCCTGCATACCTATTTTAGACACCGCCGCAAGTCCCCCACCAACAAGGGCATAGGGATTGGTGAGGAGGGACAAGCCAGGTATACGATTGAGCTCCGAGGAGAGCGAGCCAAAGCTAAGCGCCCTGCGTATAGACTCGCCCACACGCTTAGCCTTGCTCTCAATGGAATTCAGAGCGCCAACGACTTCACGCACCGTCGAGCTGACATTATCTTGTCGAGCCTTGAGGTTGATGAGGAACTTTAGCTGCTTATCCATTGCTTTGGGCTTCGAGCTTACGGAGCTCGTTTAGGTAGTTAATAGTGGCTGCCCACTGATGGTCGGGCAGGGTATCTGGGTCTAGGTGGAGGTAATAGCGGATATAGGTGTCGAAGAAGTGGAAGCTCTCCCAGGAGAGTTGTCGCTCCTCGGAGGCGGATAGGACATCCGCCTCCCTTAGAGCTTTTTTACCTCCGCCTCCTTAGTCTTCAAGATCTGGTCTAGCTTGCCAATCGCAGGGAGGAAGTAGTCATCGTCCTCAAGGATCTCCTGATCCCCCTCGAGCCAAAGCTGCTTAAAGAGCGTCTCGGAGAGCTGGATGGGATCCTTGATCCCCGAGACAAAGCTGAACTCCTGGCGGGTGGGCTTACGAAGCACACAGCTCTTGTCCTCGACGGTAATCTCATAGAGGGCATCCTTGCCGTACTGCTTCTTCCAGCCCTCAATTTGCTCTGGTTTGAACTCCATTATAATGTCTATCTAATCGTGTTCGTAGATCTAGTTCGACTGTTTTCTCAGGAAGGTGAAGGGGATAGCGTACTCGGTGAACTTGTCCCCCTGCTTCCACTTGTCTTCCTCCTTGGAGAAGGTACAGCCGATGAGGGTATCAGTGTGCATCGTGTCACCCTGGGTAGGGTCTCCGTAGCTGACGATGATAGTCGTCGATGCTCCTAGGATGCTCCCTCCACACGCCTTCTGCAGGAGATGGAACTCGCTCCCTGTGAGGGTGATCGTCCCTGAGTACTTGATATTTCCACGCTGGATAGCCATCGGCTGGCTACCAGCTCCGTAGATAGCTTCTTGCTCCTGCTCGGCGGTGTACTCGATGCCACGGAGACCCGTGACCCGACGACCGCCGAGGAGCAATGTTATGCTCATCCACTCGTACTCTCTGCCGTTGTAGATGTTCATTGCGTTGTTACTTGTTAGGTGATACCGCTGAGAAGCCGAGCTCAACATCGACGTAGCGGGCATAGCCGAAGGGGCGTACCGATAGCTTGGCTCGCACCTCAGAGGTGGAGAGCACATTACCAGGTACTATCTCAAAGAGGCAACCACTACCCGTAGTTGCATCAGCGGAGAGTTCCGACTTAGCGGTCATAGCTCTGTCAATCGCCCCCGTGACCTCTTGCTCCAAGCTACGCACCGTTGCTGGGTGCAACGTGCCATCACTCTGAAGCTCGAGCTCGTCAAGGAGGAGGCCGAGGAGGGTGTCGTAGGCGATGCGATAAGCCTTGTCGATTGTACGGCGGGCGGTGATATGTGCGTAGTCACTCGACTCCGATACCGCCAAGCGGTCATCGCAGAAGTAGAAGCCTGCACGCCCGACATACTGCCGAGGGCAAATATAACCTCGAGTGTAGAGGTCGGCTACAGCCCCCGTCTGAGTCTCGAGGGGCTGACCGCCCAGGTAGAGAGCATCGGCGGCAATTTTGCCATCCAGCACCCTACCGACATTGCGCTGTACGCCGACCTTAGCGAGGCGCCCAGCAAGCAAGCCCACTGCAGCACCCTTGCCTTCCGCCTGGGTGTCTCCAACAAAGACACCCACACGGTCGCATCCGAGCTCGGAGACGTCCTTAAGTCCCTGACGTTTGAAGCCTCTACCCTCAAGGATGACAAAGAGGGGAGCATAGAGAGACTCCGTGGCATAGACGGCGGTCTCTTGAGCCTTGGGAATAGCGGAGAGCACATCCGCCACAATGCCCTCCGAGGCCTCAGGTTCATCCTGGGCATCGAGGGCGACGGCCACGGCACGAAGGCGCCCCTTACACAGGGTGATGAGCTTACGCAGCTCACCCGCTTCGTCCTCGCTCGCTCCCTTGGTGCAAAGCTCCGTCATCGTCTTAGTCTTGTCGACGCCATAGATGATGAGCTCTGTACCCTCACCCGCCTCGGCGAAGAATTCTCGCACGTGCTTGAGGAGCGTAGCGTTGGTCTTATCCGTCACCTTGAGCGCCTTGAGATCGCCAACCGAGCGGATTGAGTAGGGCTTCCCCAACTCGTAGGTACCCCCCTCTGCAGTAGATGCAACCATCAGGGCTGTGAGCCCATCGGGGGAGTCGCCCACCTTGCCGAGGTTGCCCTCGGCGAAGGTGATTTTAACTCTAGGTAGTTGTGCCATGATCGAGTGATTTAGACGTTACCCTCAGTGATGAGGAAGATACCCTTTTTGTCATATCGACGGTGCGCTCCTCCTACACGCATGAGGAAGGAGTAGATGTCTCCATAGTAGGCAGGATCACCAATCGAACTGAACATCTCCGTCTTGCCCATGGCTCGAGAGACACACCTCTGCTGCCAAGCAAAGCCCCCTGCAACCTCAGTGGCATCACCTCCATCTGGCTCAGTGATGATCTCACCATTAGCCTTGAGGCGTAGCACACGCGAACGACTGAAGATGTCGATGCCATAGAGACGCCCCACCGTGCCTCGAGCGACATCGGCGGATGCGAGGAACGCAAAGCGATTAGCTTCGGTGAGGCTGTCTAGAAGGTCGTTGTACATCTGAGAGTCAAGGATGAGGTAACGCCCCTCTTTTGAGAGGTCTTGATCATCCATACGACGAGCAATCTGATGAACGTCCTCCACGGTCATCTTGCGACGCTTGCCCGTGCCTTGAGCTGTGTGAGCGTCACGCTCACCGCCACTCGTCAGAATGGGATGTGCCGCATCAGCCCCCTTCGCCCAGCTCTGGAGGATACGCTCATGTGATACACGCTGGAGCTCCTCCTTATCATTGTAGAGGATCGAGCTCCGCTTATCATAAGAGAGCTCAACGGTATCAGCATGCTTGATGTGCACTGGGTCGGTAGTGAATTCATCAATGTCGTAAGTTACCTCGCTATCCTCACGCTCATGCGCCTGTGCAGGCTTGACCGTTCGATTGATTTTCACGCTTGATGGCTTACCCGCATTGGGGACGTGCACCGTCCTATCACGGACATACTCCGAGTCGTCTACCGACTTCGAGACGAAACTATTGTTGGGGAAGAAGTTCTCTTCAATCGTTCTTACCCACACTTGTGTCTGTAGTGCCATAAATACTTAGTTAATGGTTGGTTAATAGGTTGGAGTTAGTTCCTACTCCTTGTAGTCTACTCCGAATTCTTCCTTGAAGAGCGCCTTGAAGCCCTCAGGGTCTGAAGCCTTGAAGGATGCGAGGAGACCAGCTCGGTCGAGCTCATCCCAACTCTTCCCCTCAAACTTCCCCTTTGCCTGATCCTTCTCGCCCCCCTTAAGGTAGTTCTCCACCTTGGGGATAGCACTCCCTGGCTTGCGCCCTGGGGTGCTTGCAAGCAATGCTCTTGCACTATCGGGGGCAGAGACCAAGAGCGCCTCATAGTGAGAGCGCTGCTCGGCGGTGATCTTACCCTCCTCGATGGCGGCATCCAGGAGGGACTTGTTTCGC